TATGTTAGTGTAGGAGAAAACTATGTTTAAGAACATTTTTAGAGAGTGGGCCACTCCAAAACAGGTCTCAGAAGAAAAAAATATGAGTGAAATGTGTTGTAAGAATTGTGGAGATATGTACGGTAAACCCACAAAAGAAAATCGTTCATGTCAATACAATGCTTATAATAAAGAAGGTAAGAATTGGATCAAAAAAGAAAACTATCATGAAGCAATGGATCCTGTAGATAAAAAAGAATTAAAAGGTAAGCATAAGGATCGCAAAGACAAAGACATCGATAATGATGGTGATGTCGATTCTAGTGACAAGTATTTACATAAACGTAGGAAAGCAGTTTCTAAAGCAATGAAAAAAGGTAAAGACAAAGAAGGTGATGTAGAAATGAATCCTAAGTTAGACAAAGGTTCAAAGGAGAATTCATTGGAACAAAAAGAATCTACTATTCGTGAAAAACTCCTTGCAGTGTTAGAAAATAAACAAACCAAAGGTGCAACTCCACCTGAAACTATGGACGATAAGTTGAAGGGTAAAGGCGCCAAGGATATGGTTGACCAACCAAAAGAGATTGAAGACGTTGCAAAGGGTCATGACGATGTATCAAAGGCAGGTAGAGTTACTAAACCTGCAAAACCTCGCAACGGTGGTGACCAAGTTAGATCTGGTGACCAAAGTATTGTCAACAAAGTTGTTGACGCATTAAAAGGAATGAAGTAATGATAAAACCTCCTTCATGGAAAAAGGACGCAGTCCCTACACCAAAGGGGTGGAGACATCCAAAGACTGGTGAACTCTTACTACCTAAAAAAATATCAGAAGCAGATATTGCAGAATACATGGGTGCGCCTGCACCTGTTACTCTTACAGAAGCACCTACTACTGCAGAAGAACATGCAGAAGAGCATGTAGAACCAATTGAAGTAGATGAAGATGATCTGGAAGATATGACAAAACTAGAACTTGAAGAGATTGGTAGAGAACACGGTGTCGAGTTAGATCGCAGACAAAAGAAGTCAACCTTGATAGGTAAAGTTAAGAACTTAATGTCATAATATATAAGTTTGTAATGGACAATTTGACTGAATCTAATTTGCTGTTGTATGCAGCAAAACATTATTATAACCCTCGGTTCTCAGACATAGATGAGTTCTATGAGGATTTGAAACGATTTAAATATGTAAAGCGTTTGGTGAATCGATATCTAGATGATAAAGATCTTGCTGAACGCTTAATTTTAAATCACTTGATTGTTATATTCAATGCATTTGGGATCGAACCATCGATCAATATGTTAAAAGTAAAATTAGACGAAAGGCACTGGCCAGTAATAAAACCATTTTTAATTTTTTTAAAATATATTAGTTACGAAGATCTGGTCGGAATCAATATGGATGAGAAGGTTATAAAAGAACTGAGGAAAATCTAATGGGACTGTTAAAGAAGGCAGCAGATACAGTATACGCTTTTCGTTTTATTCGTATGTTAGTACTAGACTGGAAAGACTGGGACGCATATAAAATGGGCATTATAGATGAAGATGGAAAGCGTGTCAAGAGTGTTAAAATTGATAACTTGGAAAAGAGTTCTGTTTGGACTCCTTTCATTCGCCTGTGCGCTAACATTAAAAGGCTCGTATCAAAAGCACCAGGCGGAGGATCACGACTTGGAAGTTTTGCGGCAGCGCTCTTTCTTATCAAAGAAAAGACTGGAATGACTGACAAGGAACTTAAACAGATCTGTGAAAAGTTAAATATAGAAACTTTAGATTTTTTAAATGAACGAAGTGAATGGTTTGTATTAGAAGATAAAGAACTTTCATCTGGAGTTTATAGAATAAGAGAATCAAAAGTATTGAATAGTACAATAGAAGAAATGTGCAATGCAAAGGATCAAATACGTATTTCGAAAGAGTCCTATCCTGTTGGTAATGTGTTTGGTGTAGATGTATATGAAGCGACTCATGTAAGAACTAATCAAAAGATATACGTTACTATCGGAGAAATATACAAATGACAGCTTCAAATCCACGTATAGGAAAACTTATTAATAAAATAAAAAATTCTGGTGTCGCACCAAAGGGTACGTCTATGTCTAAGGAAGGTAATGGTCTTTGGGCAAATATCTGGGCAAAAAGACGTAGGGGTGAGAAGATGCGTAAGAAAGGTGAAAAGGGTGCGCCAACAGCGGATCAGATCAAACGAGCGCAGGGAGAGGCAGTATCACCTGCACAACAAGCGGCAATCGCAATCTCTAAAAAAGAAAGAGGTGAGAAACCAAAAGTAAACGAACTGTCTATGAGTGCGAGAGATATTAAAAAGTCTGGTCTTAGAAAAACTACTGATACAGAGAAACTCAAAAAAGAATTAGAACAACTAAAAAAACTTTTAAAACAAAAAAATATAAAGATAAAAACAGAAGCATTCATGTCACGTAGGCCAGGCAATCAGATGGCAGACTTGTATAAACTATACACACTAGCAATCAAAGCAATGCCTGGATCTCCAAAACAAAAAGAACTCAAAAAGAGAATTGCTGCACTGAGAAAAGAACTCAAATTAGATGAAGATGTTCCTACTGTTAGTACCGCAAATATTCCAAACCCTGCAGATACTGTGATGGGCCCAAGAAAGAAAAAGAAAAAACATACACAGTTGATTCACGATAAGAGATATAAAAATAAACATGAACAACCTGTATTATTAAAAAGGTTTCGTGATTACTACGATGCAAAAGGAATAGGTGGATGAGTCGTACTAGAGACATTGCACAGTTTCTTGGAAAGACAGAAGCAAATAACACAAGTAACATTAGACTACTAAAAGTCGGTGATGCTGTTGCGTCTGATGAAGAAACACTTGCAGACATCACAGTTGATGGTGGTGGTAATGTTGATAGGGTTCTTGCAGGTTCTGTATCAGTAGGTGATCCTGTTATACTAACTCCAGAAAACCTCGTAAAAAAAGTAGGTCAACCATTTGAACGACACGAAATTTTACAGACTTTCCTTATGGACAGTGATGGTAGTGGAGGCACTCCACATGTAGCATATGGATATCAAGGTTACTCTCCGCAAATCTTTTATCTTGGTTTCAGTAAAATTATGATTGTAGGAACTTCAGGTACTACTGGTAGAGGTACTTTGTGGGCACAGATTGCTAGATTAGATCCCACTGGTCATAGAGTAGAGAAAATAGGGCCTCTTAGAATTATGCAGTCTAGTTATTATACTAGTAGCACTTCTTATGGTGGAGCAATGAGTGACTCTTACCATGCAGTTCAAGGAGAAAATAATAGAATTCATGTAATGTCTGGGTATGAATATCGTAATTCTACGGACTTGTTTTCTCGTGCTTACATATATACAGTTTATCCAGAAGATGTTGAAGATTCAGAAAACTTAACTATATTAGCAGGAACGACACAAACTCCTTCTAATGGAGTTCCAACTACGTCATATCAAAAAAGAATTTCTCGTGTGTTCGGCAATTATACAACACAAGCACAAAGTTCATCTTATTATGGAGGAAATTTTTGGTGGTGGTCGCCTACTTATAATTATCAGATGATGTGTACTTTTTACACTTCTGGAGACACAGCAAATATCACAGTGGCAACTAATTACAGCACGTCTACAGGAGGATTCGATGATTTTAACTATGGAATGAGATCTTGGTATAATGCTAAAGCAGAAAAATGGTTAGCTCTTGGTAATAATGATCATAGTGGAAGTAATCAACTATGTGTATTTGAAATGAAAGGGGCAGGTAGTAGTACTGGTAATTACTACATGAATCACAACACCCCTGTCATAGCTGCTTCTGAGACAAACAATCAGTGGGGAAGAGCAGGTGTTTATGACTCTAGTGCAGGTCTCAGTATAGTTGCATACAGAGATAACAATAACGTTGGAAAATTACGAACTATTAATTCAGTAAGTTCCTACAGTACAGACCCTACAATTGGAAATGCATATGAATTTACTGGAACATTAGAAGGTGATGTACATTTATTTCACGATAAAGCAGTCCAGAAAAATGCCGTTTTATTTACTGATTATAATGCAACCCCAGATAAAGCAAAAATAAGGTGGTTTACTGCAGATAGTACTGGGACAATATCTTTAGAAGATAGTACTCATGAAATGTTTAGTGATTCTTCTTGGAACTATAGTCAAAATTATTCAAATACTGTAAATAAATTAGACGATTTTGATACATGCATTCTTCAAAGAGTTACAAATTGGGCACCTGAGTTTCCAAATAGATCATTTCCGAACAACAGTGCATTCTATAATGGTTTACAAATATTTCATCCTGAGAGGAGACAAGCAACAAATTTAACTAGCACTAGTGCAAACTACTTGGGCATTGCACAACAAGCAGGAGATAGTGGAGATACAATTAATATAAAAATCCATGGTGCTATTGACACTAACCAAGTTGGTCTTGTACCAAACACTACATACTATTTGAATGAAATAAACGGTGACTTAGAACCAAATACAGATAATGGAAGTATTAGAGCAGGTTATGCAGTTGCTGCAAACCAATTAAAAATACTCACTCAATCAGGAGAATCTGCTTAATATGGCAAACGGAACAGCGAAACAACAAGTATTGGATAAGTATTGGTCAGATGATGATGGTACTGCCAGTGATACATGGGACATGTTGAATTTGGATTCAGTGATGTTCGGATTAGATCATATGATGTTATCATATGCTTTAGAAACAAGTGTAGAAGAAGCAACAGCAAATTTTCAAAGAATACATAGTAATCATGATACAATAGATGAATATATGGCAGAGAATGCCATGCAATGTTATAAAGACTATCGTAATTTAGCGGCAATGGAAAATGAAGGAAACGATGAATTGATAATTAAACTAGATCGTTTTGTAGACGAAGCGTATGGTTTGACTGGAATACCTCGATAGAATAGAAAGGAATATTATGTTAAGTTTATTAGGATCTTTAATCGGGTTTGGTGGATCTGCACTTCCTGCAGTCCTAGATGCTTTTAAAGCAAAGGGTGATCGCAAACACGAAATAGAAAAAATGAAAGTCATGGCCGAGTTGAAACAACAAGGTATGGACTTTGATATGCAGATGTATGATAAGATGGGTGCAGATAAAGAACATGCACGACTAATCGCACACGACACTGCAATCATGCAATCAACTGGATGGACATCCGTATTACAGAAATCTGTGAGACCAGTGATCACGTATGCTTTCTTTGGGTTATTCGCTGCAATAGAAATTACATTGTTGATGAATGCATTAGAAGTTGGTACACCATTTGATCAGGCAATACAGTTACTGTGGGATGAAGATACTAAGGCAATCTTTGCTGCAATCATATCATTTTGGTTTGGATCTAGAGCGGTAGAAAAAGCACGATCTAGATAATTTTTTTTAAAAAAATCTACATATTGTGGGTTTACAAAAACCTAAAAATGATATATAATATCACCATCTGAAAAAACAATCAATTAAAGGAATCGTAGTATGCAAAACCGATTTGCAGACACACGTGCGTTTTTGTCTGAGACAAAGTTCTATGACGGTTATTCGAGATTCAAGGACGAAGAGAATAACTATGAGACTTGGGATGAAGCGGTAGATCGTGTGCTATCAATGCACGAAAATACATATTCAAATAAATTAAATAAATTACAAAGTTACATCGAAGAAGCAAGAATTGCTTATAAAGAAAAGAGAGTACTAGGTGCTCAACGTGCGTTGCAGTTCGGTGGTGATCAGTTAATGAAACATCAGATGAGGATGTATAACTGTACATCATCTTACGCAGATCGTCCAGAGTTCTTTGGAGAGTATTTCTATATTCTACTATGTGGTGCAGGTGCAGGTTTTTCCGTACAGAACCATCATGTTGCAAAACTACCAAAGATCCAACAGAGAACGAAACAAGCAAAAGGTTACATCGTAGAAGATTCCATTGAGGGTTGGGCATCCGCACTAGACGTGTTGATGTCTTCTTATTTTGTAGGGGGTGGTAAACATCCAGACTATGAAGGTCGTAGAGTATTCTTTGATTTGTCTCAGATTCGTCCAAAGGGTGCAAAGATCTCTGGTGGATTCAAGGCGCCTGGGCCTGAAGGTTTACGTAGAACACTAGACAAGATTGAACACATGTTACAAGGTCTAGTCATGGATGCAAAAGAACCTATTGACATGCGTCCTATCACAGTCTATGATATTGCGATGCACGCCGCAGATGCAGTGTTGTCTGGTGGTGTTCGAAGATCTGCAACGATTTGTTTGTTTTCTCCAGAAGATGAAGAAATGATGACTGCAAAAACTGGTAACTGGTTCATGGATAATCCACAACGTGGTAGATCTAATAACTCTGCAGTGATTGTTCGAGACGAAGCAACACCAGAAATGTTCAAGAGTATAATGGAGTCAGTCAAGTCATTTGGAGAACCAGGCTTCTACTTCACAACATCAAAAGAACACACAACAAATCCATGTGTGGAGATTGGAATGTTTCCACAGTACAATGGTAAGTCGGGTTGGCAAGGTTGCAACTTGACAGAAATCAATGGTGGTATGTGCACAAGTGAAGAGTCATTCTTACAAGCGTGTCGTGCTGCTGCAATTCTGGGTACTATGCAAGCAGGGTACACAGATTTTAAATTTATCTCAGATACATCAAAGAAAATATTTGATCGTGAGGCACTATTGGGTGTGTCCATTACAGGATGGATGAATAACCCAAATATACTTTTTGATGAGAAGATCCTGAAGAAAGGGGCGAACATTGTCAAAAAGGTTAATAAAGAAGTTGCTGCTATTATTGGTATTAACCCTGCTGCTCGTACTACTTGTGTAAAACCATCTGGTAATGCATCAGTACTACTACAGACTGCATCAGGCATCCACGCAGAACATTCACCAATGTATATTCGAAACATTCAGATGAATAAAGAATCAGAGATCACACAGGCGATTGCGAAGTCCAATCCGTTCATGGTCGAGGAATCAGTGTGGTCTGCAGGTGGGACAGACGTAGTTGTGTCTTTCCCAATTGTACCGAAGAAAGGTTCTATGTTCAAAGATGATCTTTACGGTGTAAAACACCTAGAACTTGTTAAGAAAGCACAAAAGTATTGGGTCGTTGCAGGTACAAATGAAGACCTATGTGCAGACGAAGGTATACACCACAATGTATCAAACACAATCATAGTAGACGATTGGGATGAAGTAGAGAAGTACGTATATAAAAATCGTTACTCTTTTTCAGGCATTTCATTCCTATCTCCAACAGGTGACAAGGACTATAACCAAGCACCTAATACACAGGTCATAGACGCAAAACAAATGGTTTCGAAGTATGACCAAGGTGCAATCTTTGCATCTGGTATGGTTGTTGATGCACTAAAAGTCTATGACAATCTATGGACTGCCTGTTCTACCGCAATGGGTATGGGTGAAGATCTTTCAGTAGAGTCATCAGAAAACTCTGCAAAGAAAGATTGGGTTCGTAGGTTCGAAAGATTTGCACAAAACTATCTTGATGGTGATATGAAGAAAACTGAGTATTGTCTGAAAGATGCGTATCTACTCCACAAGTGGGAAAAGATACAAAGTAATCTAAAACCAGTAGAATGGGAAAACGATCTCACAGAAAAAGTATATACAGATGTAGATACTCTCGCAGCTGCCGCATGTGCAGGTGGTGCATGTGAAATCGACTTCTGATTATATCACCCCATGCAGATCTATTTGCAGACTAGTTGAAAATGTTTGCATTGGTTGTGGAAGAACTAAAAAAGAGATTTCTGAATGGGGTGGATACCATTACTATCAGAGGATGAAGATTATGAAAAGACTTGGGTACGGAACAAGAAAAGGCAAAAGAAGCAGTGGAAAAAGAATACCGAATAGAATGTGAAGATTGTGAGTCAGTTACAATAGTATTAGTAGAGGATGGGGAGAAACCCAAGTATTGCCCAATGTGTGGATATAGACATGCAGAGGTAGAGGACATTACTGAACCAGATACATAAGTGTATGTGGTATTATAATGGAAAAGAATTTAATGAAACCCCTGAAGACTTTCAGGGGTTCGTTTACATGATTACAGATATAAATACTGGTAGAAAATATATCGGTAAAAAGAACTTCTGGAAACCAAAGATACTTCCCAAAACAAAAACAAGAAAGAGAAGAGTCAGGACTAGAACAGAGTCTGATTGGAGAACTTACTTTGGGTCGAGTGAAGAAGTTAAGTTACTAGTAGAGGAACGTGCCGATGATTTTAAAAGAGAAATTTTGAGACTATGTAAATCAAAAGGTGAAATGACATATTTCGAAATGAAAGAACAATTTGATAGAGACGTATTATTCCGAGAAGATTATTACAATGAGTTTATTGGTGGTAAGATTCATAGTAAACATTTAAAGGGAATATCAGATGTATGAATACAAAGCAAAACTTGTGAAGATAGTTGATGGCGACACGGTTGATGTTGACATTGATCTTGGTTTTGGAGTGTGGTTAAAGAACGAGCGTGTACGTATCATGGGTATCGATACACCAGAGTCTAGGACACGAGATAAGGTAGAAAAGATATTTGGACTTGCCGCAAAAGATCGCGTAGAAGAATTAATAAAGAAAGATACAATTCTTAAAACGTTTGCTGCAAAAGACGGTGAAGACATGAAGGGTAAGTTTGGTCGTATCCTTGGTGACTTCATAGTCGGTGAAAAAATGCTTACGGAGATCCTGATAGAAGAAGGACATGCGGTAAAGTATTACGGTCAGAACAAAGCAGACATTGAACGTGGTCACATGTCTAATCGCAACAAACTTATGAATGAAGGTGTTGTGAGTGCAAAGGAAGTTCAAGAAGCCGCAGGTTGACAAACCTATTGTAATGTGGTATAATTGTGTAAACAATTAAAAGGTGAATTATGATTATTGTAGATTATGGTGGACTATCTGCTGCTAATGTTGCAATCAACAAAGAGAATGATGAAGGTATGATTCGTCATATGATCATCAACTCTTTGCGGTTGTATCGTAATGCGTACAAAGAAGAGTTCGGTGAACTAGTCATTGCCTGTGATGGTAAAGACAACTGGCGCAAAAAGTATTACAAACAATATAAAGCGAATCGAAAGAAAGCACGTGACAAGTCTGGTTTAGATTGGAACGAAGCATTCCGTATTATCAATAAGGTTCGTGATGAGATCCGAGATAACTTTCCTTACAAAGTAATCCACGTTGAGGAATGTGAAGCAGATGATATTATTGGTACACTCTGTAAGAACACACAAGAGTTTGGTGAGTACGAAGATGTGATGATTGTGTCTGCAGACAAAGACTTCTTACAACTGCAGAGATATAATAATGTGCGTCAGTACTCACCTCTATTGAAAAAAGAATATAGAGAATCAAACCCACATGTAAGTCTTAT